AATCTTCGGCGGGAGCTTCGCCGGGCGCGCTCGCGCGGTGGAATTTGTAACCGACGATGGCGCGCGTGAATCCGCGCTTCGTCGTGTATTCGCGCAAGCCCAAGCCGCGCGTCGCCTTCGACGCGCGCTTTGTGATCGGGCCGCGCCGATACGTGCGCCCCGATTTAGGCGCACGTATCTGCTCTTTTATGTCGCGCTCGATCTCAAACGCTTGTTCGGCGACGACTTTTTCGAGAGCTTGGCTTAAGCGCTCCGGGTCCTGAAGAATCGGCTCGCTGATTTTTACGGTTGTTGTTGTTCGCATCGTCGGTGCTCGACACGTCGCCCGTAGAGGCGAGGGGAATGGTTAAAGCTGCCGCGTCAGTTTCGGAGTTCCCCGGCGGGCGGGTGAGGCTGTCAACCCCACCCGACTCCGCTTGGAGCACCGAACCGCCGGGGGCTGGTGTAGTAGCCGCCGATGTCTCTTCGGCGGGCGGCTCACATGGCTCATAGTTGGCGTCGCCGGTCAGTCGCTTGATCATGTCAGGGGCGGAGACATCCCACGGCACGCCGGTTCGTTTGTTGCGAAACCACATCGGCGTTTCAGAGCGTGCGCGGCAGACGATACGCGCGAACTTTGGCGTTCGGCGCGCCGGAGGCGGCATCGAACTCGATGTTCATGTGTCCGCCCTTTTGCGCGAACCGTGCCGACTCCAGACCGGCGATGACGCGCTTTGCGGTTGCGCCGTCGCCGCTCGCCGCGAGCGCGACGCTCAGATCGCCGATGCCTGCGCGCGCATGCACGCCCGCCTTGACGCGCACTGTCAGGGCAGCGTCATCGAGGTTTTCGACTTCGAGCACTATCCTCTCCGTCGCGCCTCCCGCGGCGAGCGGCACAACGCCGTCCGTGTCAATCGTGTCGCCGGCGGGCTGACTCACCACGCCGCTTTCGGGAATGTCCGTCACTGTCAGGGTTGAAGGGTTCATTAGCTCTCACTCCTCTCAAGTCAAAAAAAGTAAAACGGGATGCGCGCCGGTTGCGCGCGCTTCGGACTCGAAAAATCAATGCTCAGGCTGCGCCGCGCATTTAGCTGCGGTTCGCCGTGAGCACCGCGAGAGCACGCGGGCGGACAACCTTTGCGCCGAAGACGTGCAAACCCTTGACCGCATCGGAGAAGCGCTTCTCCATGCGATAGCCTTCGACCGATACGATCTGGTCGGCGTAGTTCCACGCGATGCGGTGGCCGGCCATGATCTTGTACTTCGTCTGGTTCGTGTGGCGGACGTTGTTGGATTGCACGACGCGCAGGTTGGCGACTTCGCCGATCTCGCCGGTCATCCTCACGCGGTCGCCCGCCTCCGTGCCCGTCTGAACGAACCGCTTGTCTTTGCGCAAGAGGCCCCTGAACCACGCCGGCACGACGCACCAGCGCTCGCCCGACGGCACGTTCGCCTCGTCGAGCAAAACGTCCAAATCGACGAGCATGTCATAGGCCGTCTCAGGCGTGGGCGCGAGCGGATCATCGTCCGTGCCAAGAAGGTTGTCGGCGGCAGCTTCCGTGTAGAGGCCGGCCATGTACATATCGGCCTTATCGCGCACGCCGTAGCTGGCTTCGCCCATCGCCGACTCGATGAGATTGCCCGCCACCTGCCGCTTGTCGATGTCGTCAACGGCGAAGTTAAAACCTTTGGCTTGGTCAATGGTGAGCTTCGTGGCGGCGGTGTCGAGCGGTTCCGGGTCGGGGATGTCGGTATTGCGATCCACGTCGAAGACACTCACGCTCCCGATGAAGTTAATGTTGACGGTGTCGCCCTGGTTGGCGATTGTTCCCTCGTATTCCGTGTTCACGATGCCCGGCTGCGCGAACACGAGATTCTTGTGCAGCCCGGTCAAGAGGCCGGCTGCCCAAAGTTGAGAGATGAAAGTTAGGACTGACATATGCGGTGCTCCTTATTGGGTTGCGGTTGAAGAAAAAGAGGCTCTTGCAACTTTGCAAGAGCCTCTTTGTGGCTGGAAACGGATTGTAACCTATTTACACACCTGTTACCAAATTACACAGTTGCCGGTTTACTGATTCGCTTTCATTGCCGCCATGACCGCCGGCCATTGAGCGTGCAACTGCGCGGCGGTCATCGTCTTGATTGAATCGAGCGTGAGCGTCGCGGCTCCGCGCGCCGGGTTAGTCGGCGACGTGGGCGTGACGACGACAGGCGCGGCTTCCTGTTTCGCCAGGTACGGCTTCGACGTGAGCACTTCCGCGAGCGCCGCGCTCACGTCTTCAACGTCCGGGCCGACGTACATCTCGGCGTCCGACGCATCGTTGAAATTCAGGGCTTGCGCCGCGGCTCTGATCTCGACGCTGCGGGCGCGCTTCTCGGCACTCGTCGCACGCTCTTCCGCCGCGGTGCGCGCCGTCTCCGCGTCCAGGCGCGCTTGCTCCGCCGCCGTGCGGGCGGTGCGCTCCGTCTCCACCTCTTCGGCCTTAACGTAGCCGTCGGGCACGACGACGGGCGCGGGCGGCTCCTGCGTTGTTCCGGAGGCATCGCCCGTTCCGGCGGTGCTCGAAGGCTGTTCGACCTGCTGCGTGGCTGCTCCAGCATCGCCGCCTTCGGCGGTGGTGGACGGGGTCTGTTCGTTCGGGTCCTGATTCTGATCCATGATGTTTTACTCCGTTTCGTTGATGATGGCTGACAGTGGTTTCTCAAATCTCGTTAGGCCCCAGCGCGGCGATGTGCGCGTGCCTTCGAGATCGCTCAACTGCATTTTGCCTTCTTTGAAGGCTCTATATTTCCCGCGCCCCAGGACTGATTTCTGTAAGCCCGACTCCTGACGCGCAAACCACTCCGCGCCGGTCTCAGGCAACTCCGCATCGCGCACAAGCGGCACTTGCACGCAGCGGCAATTCGGGTGACTCACCATCCTTACCCCGACGGGAAACACGCGCCCGTGCATCGAGAGGCACATCGCGCAGGTGCGCAACGAGAGCGCGGCCTGCCAATACCATCCGGAGAGCACGTCTGAATGCGCCATGTAAGTTTCGCGCGTCGTCTCGCGATAGGTGCGAAGCGTCTCCGTTCGCGCAATCGTGAGCGCCCGCGCGAGGTCGCCGCCGAAGACACGACGCACGCGCGCGGCAATCACGCGCGGGTGCGCGCCTTCGGCGACGCTGGCGACGAGTTCACCCGTCACCCGTTCGGCCACGCGCACCCCGGACTCGCCGAAGAGACTTTGCAGAGGCGAGCCGTCGGAAGCGAAGCCGACGGCGTTTCTGACCGCGTCACGCTCAAGCATGCCCAGCCTGACGGCTACGGGCGCGCCACCAGCTTCACCGATGAGGACCTGCGCGTCCGCCGCGGCTGCCGTTCGCGCGGCGCGCTGCTCTGCGACCACACGCAGAGAGGCAACCTGTGAAAAGCGTTGCATCTCGACGCGGATGTCAAGACGAAGATTCGTGAGGCGATTGCGTTCGTAGAGGAACCCTGAAGAAATTATTTCACCCTTGCGGCGCGCACCCGTGATCTGCGCCGTCAGTTCGTTGATTCGCTCCTCGATGCGCCCACAGGCTACCGCGTAAGCACGCACGAGTTCAGACGACGCCGCCCGCTCGCGCGCGAGCAGGCGACGTTTGAACTCATTGGCGGTCTGGTTAATATCAGACATTACTTGTCAGTTGTCCGTGGTCAGTTGTCCGTGGTCAGTTATCAAAGTTGCACTGGATTAATGCAACTTTGGCATCAATCCGCTGCAAATCTGGTTTTCTGGTTTAGCTGGCCGCCACAGCGCCGACGCCCCGGTCAAACGCATCGAGGAGCGACGTGCCCGCATCCTGCGAATCGAACTGGTGTTGCTCGCGCTCGTGTTCGGGGTTGCCGCCGAGTTCCTTGATGAGCGTGTTTTCAGAGAAGCCGATGCGCTTCTTAGCTTCCGCCACTTCAACTTTCTCCTTCTCGTCGCCCGGCAGCGGGTCAGGCCAGTTGAGGGTGACTTTCAGCTTGCCGAGATTGGCGATTGTAAGGAGCGCCGCGACGCACTCTTTGATCATGCGCCCGTAACGAAGCTGTTTCTTCTCAGTCTTCTCGATGAGCGGGCCGTACAGGATGCGCAACGCGACGCCGGACAACTGCCCGGTGCTCTCCACCTTGCCCGTCGCCACTTCCGGCACGCCCGTCATCTCGGCGAGACCTTCGCGCAGCACCCTGCGCAAAGAGAGCGCCGTCGAGATGTCGTTTTTCATCTCAAGCAGCCCGATCTCGGCTTCGACGGACTGCCCGACTCCGCCGCCCTGCGCCTTCAGGAACAGCATGCCGTCCGTGCCCCATTCCAAATCCTGCTTTTTGAGATTCTTCGCGTAAGGCCTCGGCGATGAGTGGATGCGCACGATCTTGCCGCACATCGAATCGAGGCGCGAGATGTACGCAATGAGCTTTAAGACCGGCTCCGTCAGATCGGGCTTGCCGTACATGCTTTTGGGCTGCGGCAGATTCTTCGCGTGGAAGATGGGCGCGAATGGGAAATTCCAGGTGACATCCGTGCCGACGGGAATCCAAGTGCTGCCCTGATTGTTCGATTCGTACTGGCAGATGCTCCACGATTTACCGTCTTCGGCGCGCGTGGTCTCTTCTTTGAAGAGGATCGTCTTGCCCGCCTCATCCGTCACCGGGTAAGCGCAGCGGTAGCACTTGACGCGCGAAACGTCGTGCGCGTCGGTGATCAACTCATAACAGTTCGGGTCGCCGACGGTGACGCGCGGGGAGCCGTCCGGCTCGATGTTGATCTTCAGATAAACGTCGCCGGTGTTGGCTCCGTCTTCGGCCATCTCCTGAAACTCTTCGTCGCGCTGTGCCTGCGACCAAACTTTTTCTAAATAGTCTTCGCCGCGCTTGTCTTCGTCCGTGCCGACGCCGATCACGAGCGGCTTGCCGAACAGGAATGAGACGCCCTTATCGACGATGACGGCGGCGTAGTTGATATAGACATTATCGTCAGGCTCGCCGGCCTTCACCTTCAGTTGCGGGGCGACGAGGCCGTGATAGAAAGACATCGCGCGCTCGCGGAAGGTCTGCCGCGTGACTTGCCGCATCTCTTCGGTGGTCAGGTTTCGCCCGTTGCGAAACATATTTGCGACCCGGCTATAAAGTTGGCTGATTAAGTTCATCTCTTTCCCTTCTTTCCTCTTACCAGAGTGATTCACCGTGCTCGGCCTTCCCGGTGGCGTTGCGCTCAACAGCCTCGCGCATCAGCGCGCGGGCAATAACTGTGTCGTCGTGCATCCCCCTGGGCGCGCTGTAGGAGACGCGCCCTGTGTTCGCGTTCCGCTTCGACTCGTAAGCCTCCAGCTCGATTGTGCCGACTGCGTCGTCAACGAACAGGAAAGGCTCGTTTTCGAGAGTGAGCGCGAGCGACTGAATGAGCGGCGACTTTGATTGCGTCGTCGTCTCGAAACCGGAGAGCGGCAGCCCCGCCAACTGCAACGCTTCGAGGTTCGGCCCGCCGATGGAATTCGTCTCCATCAGGCCGAAGCCGACGCCCCATTTATTGCAAAGCTCCTCGATGCGGGACCGCTGAAAAGACCAGCCGATTTTGTTGAAGCGAACTAACTCCAACTCTCGCCGGCACTCGACGCAGCCGACGGAGAGAGCTGTGAAGTCGCCCTTCTGACCCCAATCCCCACCGAGCACCTTCGAGTGTCCCGCGTGATCGGCGGGCACGGTGAGTGCCTTCGTGAGCCGCGCGAGGATGTTCCGGAAGACGCTCCCGGCGTTCGCTAAGAACTGCGCTAAATACTCCTGCTGAAAAGTGTCCGACGGGAGTTCCGCTTGAGCGTCATCGATCTCCGACTGTGCGATGAAGGGATTGCTTGAGGTCGGAAGCTGAAACGAGCGCCAAACCTTTTGCAGCGCATCAAGGCCGCGCGTAAAGAGTTGGAAAAAGAAGTTGCGGCCCTTCGGTGTGGAAAAGAAACAGGCGTCGCCGATGTAGTCGGCGAGCGTCGGGCGGATTTCCTCATTCCACTGCGTTTCGAGGTTCGCGGCCATCGCCGCCTCGTCAATTCCGACGCGCTTATATTTGCGACCGCGCGCGACCGTGCCGGAATCGAGCGACCAGCATTCGATGATGCCGCCGCCGTAGAGCTTGATGCGCTTCTGCTGGGTGTCTTTCTTGAGGATGATCGGCTCAAGCAAGCGCTCGAATTCATCCCAGACTTCTAAAAGGAGTTTGTAGGTCGGGGCAAACCACGCAACCGGGTAGCCTTTCAATGCCGGTTGAATGAGCCAGTCCGTGCCGAAAGTGGTTTTGCCAAAGCGACGCCCGCACGCGAGGACATTGAAGCGTGCGAGATTGTTAATGACTGTTTGCTGACCCGGATGCCGCGATGGCAAGACGAGCCGCACGTCACTCTTCAGTCTTTTGCGGCTTGTCCTCATAGGCAACGGTGATCTTCACTTCGTTCGGTTTGTCTTCCTCGTCGAGATTTTTGTAGTTGCGGCCACCGCTCTCTTTGGCGATGTCGTCGAGCAGTCCGCGCCACTGCCTGATCGCCGATTCCTTGAAGGCGAGAACTTTGCCGCCGTTGATGCCTGTTCGCAGATCGGCGTAAATGAGTGCGGCGATATTGGTGAGCGCTTCAACCCGGAACTCTTTCACGGCGAAGCCAGTGCGCAGCGCCTCCGACTCGGAAGCCTCTTTGATCTCTTCGAGCACGACGCCGCGCGAGTCGCGGTAGAAATCCACTTGCGCACGGCTGACCTCGAACGGCGGTTTGAACTTCGCGGCGCGCGCGTTGATCTCGTCAGATTTCAAACCTTCGGCGACGAGCGAGAGCAGAAATTCTTTTTGCTTTTTATTGAGTCTCATTTAATTAGTGAGCGGCGCACCTCACGCACGTCCGTCTTGATCTCTTTCAAATCTTCGAGAATCAATTTGAACTCTTCGCGGGTGACTAAACTTGAGTGCTCGGCTTTCGCTTTCTCGACATCGCGCTCGACGGTCGTGAGCCGCTGCGCGTTGGCCCCTTGCGCGTATTGCACAGCGCCGTAAGCAGCGACGGCGGACAAAACGAATGGGCCGCACCATTGCAGCAGCGCGAGCGCCCATCTCGTTTTTTCCGACGTTCTTTTCATCACCTAAAACTCAATAACTGCGGGATTGCTCTCACTTTCCTTGCTCAAAAACAGAACTGGAATTGACCCATGCGGACTGCAATGTCCACACAGCACATCAAGAGGTTTGATTTCTTCCAAACCGTACAACTCGACATCATCACCACAGTCGGCACATTGCTTATTCATTGCTTCGTGCCATTTACAGAAACCTCAAGACGACAGAGCCGATGGCGGCCAGAGTGGCGAGCGTCGCCCGCTTCCGCTGTTTCTTGGCATCACGCTCCGCCCGCTCCTTACCTTCTTTCAAAATGCCGATGGACTGTTCGTGCAACGTGATCGCCCGCTCAAGCGCGGCGGTGGCCGTGCGCAGGCTCGTTATCTCGCGCTCGGCGTCCTCGTAAGACTTCGAGAGCGACGCGCCGTTTGCGCGCTCGACGGCGAGTTGCGCAACGAGTGCGGTGATCTGATCTTTCTGCGTGGCGACGAGCGCGCGCCCGGTTGTCACCTCACCGACGAGGCGCGCAATGACTTGCTCCGTACTGTCAGCGACAACCGGCGCGCCGTCGGCCCGGGTAGAGCCGGGCGTACTCTGCGCAGTTGCTTGCGTACAAAGCAGCATCGTCAGTGCCAACGACAGAAATATTTTGAGCCTGTTCATAATTCTTTTGAGCCTCTTCGGTGCGTGAGCGCGCGTGCGTGACCACGCGCAACGTGCGCTCGATTTCAGGTTTGATAGTTCGCTCGCGGATGCCATCTTCGACTTTGCGGTCAACCGCCGCGGCGTCCGCTTCAGAGATGGCCGTGGCGGCCTCGCGCTCGGCTGCTTGCGCAGCGGCTTCGGTCTTGGACACTTCCCGTGACGTGAGCGCGCCGCGCACGCCGGAGACGACGCCGCCAGCGAATTGATAGAGCAGGAAAATGAGGGCAGCGCCGACGAGCGCGGCGACGATCTTGTGCGCCCTGGCGAAATTCAAAATGCGTTCGCGGTTCATTGCTCTCCCTTCAGCTTCCGCACGAGCTTGCGCACCTGGCTGGCGATGGCTTTCCGCTCGCGATAAATGAAATAGGCGGCAGCCACGACGGCGAGAATGATGAGCAGGCGGCCAACGACGCCGGAGGCCCACAGCGCGACGATGCCGCCGCCGATGCGGAGGCCCAGACGGCGCAGGAGCGAGCCGCCGACGGCCTTCGTCTCTTCGTTCATGGGGATTTCATCGAGCAGCGACGTTTCGGGCGATGAGGTCCCACTGACGGCAACTGCACCAGCGCCGGAAACGGCGCTGGGTGATGGAGAGAACACGGCTGCAACTTGGGGTACAGGGGTGACAGGGGTGGTGGCCGCACCCGAATTCATACCTGGTGCGCTCGCCACATCCGGCGAGGGTGCAGCAGCTGGAATCGTCAATACGGAAAGCGTCTGCTCAAGACGCACCGCCTCAAACTGCTTATCAGTGAGAACCGAAAGCGCGATGAGATAGCGTCGCTGCCGCTCAACTCTGTGGTTGTAACCGCCGTTGATGCGCCTGGTGATCTTGTCGAAGCGCCCCAAATCCTTCTCGTCACCGCGCATCGTGAGCGCGTCGGCATAAGTATTCAGCTTGTTCGATTTCCAGAAATAGGCGGAGGCGCGGAACCCGTATTCGGGCAGCGCGAGCAGTTCCGGCTGCTCGTCGAGCGGAAGCCCCAGCGCGATCCCTGCGCTCGTGTAATTGAGCCGTCCGGTCGTCTGGATGGGGCCCCGCCCTTTGAACCTGCGCCCGTCGCCCGGTCGGAAGTTGCCGAGGTCTTTCCGGCCTTCGTAGGCCGCGCCCGACGCGATCTCTTCCATGTATTTGAAGTCGAGAGATTCATGCCCGACCTGCGCGAGAAAAGCCGCAGCGCGTCGCCGGTTCGTGATGGCGGACTCGCGCATCGCCGCGACGAGGAGCGGGAGATAGAGAGCGCCCTTGCGCGCCGGGCAGTTCGGAAAGATGGCTTTGAATTGTGCGGATGTGATCATCAGGAAACCTCTCGACGGGTGTGTGTAAGGCGGCGAGCGAGACAGGCGTGACTGCGAACTGATAATCGCCATTGCGATTGTCGCCAGTGCGGACGCGCTCACCCGCCGCTTACAGTCGAGAGGATAGGCGGATTTGAGAGGCTATTTTTACTGAGGGAAATGCTTGAGAAGTGCGGATTGATGAACGATGAAAGGCATTCGACTTTCATCGTTCACCATTCAATGTGAGAGGCTAAAAATATGTTTGAAAGGTATTGTTTGAAACATATGGTTTGTAAACATATGATTTACTAATCATGCGTGATCGTCTCGCCGGATGTGGCGAGCGGCGCCGGTAGATTCTTATTCGCGCGCAAGCCCTCAAAAACCACCCTGATTTTCCTAAACTCTCGAAATAGTAAACTTCCAATTTGCACGCAAAACGAAAGCGCGCTCGAAGACAGCGCCACTTGCGGCGATGGTCGAGCGCGCTTCCGACTTGGAAACTATATATAGAGTTTAGAGTTTGGCGTTCGAGCGCCCGTAAACGAGCATGGGCTTATTACCCCGCCCCGGCAGTTGCTTCGCGTAGATGACGCCGACATCGAGCAACTCGCGCAGGTGCTTATAAACCGTGCTCGCGGGCAGGTCTAAATCTTCGGCGATTTCCGTCTTATTCAACTCCTCAACTTCAATCGCAAGGAAGATTCGATCCCGGTCGGACACACGGCTTCTTTCCTGCTCACCGCGCGCAAATGCGATCTCGCGCCCGATGCGCTCTGCGAACTCGGGGAAGCGTTCGAGCGAAAATTGTAAATACTGCTCGTAATCCTTCGCGCGACGGACACGGGGGTCGGTTATGTGCTCGAAGGTTTTGAAGTGCGGGATGGAAGCGGGAACGAGGGTTTCGTCCAGGAGAAGCGTGGCTGTGCGCGCGGCACTGTCGGGCTGGTCTGTGCGCTGCTGGGGGCTTTGCGAGGACATCATAAACGGTAATTCCTGATAGTTTACGAACGTAAATTAGCAATTGCGCTTTCGGTTCGGCGCGCACGTAAAGGTAGCAAGGGCGCGGATTCTATTTTTACGGTAGAAAAATGAGGAGTTTTAGTTTATGCGGCAGGCTTCGCGCCGCTGCGGGGCGCTCTCAAAGCGTCAACCTCTTCGCACACTTCACGCGCTTCTTTGACCATCTGGCGCGTGCGGGGCGCGAAACGTTGCTCAAGTTCATCGTCATAGTGCGTGATGAAGTTGCGCAAAATGAGTTCGAGACGACGCAGGTGAGAGAGTTCCTTATCGGTTGCGCGCCGCCCTTCTGTACGTTTCTTCATGCGAGGGATTGCCTCCGTTCGGGGGATCGTGTGCGCACGCGACGGTTACCAGATTACCAGAGGGCGGGGGGAATTAGCAGTTATTTCTTGACACGGCGGCGGGATTGGATAGAATGCTCGCACATTTTTCGGCATCGTTGGATGCCCACTGGCGAAGGCGGCGCGCTCAAGGACACGCGCCGCTTTTGCTTTTCCCTGCTCACTGCCCGAGCAGGCTACCCAACACCATACGCTCAATCTCTGTTAAGTCCCAGTGAGCGAAGACGACGGCCAAGCCACCGGCGAGCGGCCTGAGCAGCATCGGATCGACGGGCACGACCATCTCCCACTTCTCGACTTCCCACATGATGAGATATTTCGACTTCGCATCACCGGGGCGGAACTGCGGGGGGATGCTCGGCACGGGTGCGCGGTGCAGGCCCCAGAAGCCGCGCGGCACGCGCACGCCAGAACCCATCACGCTCTCCCACGTCTCCATTGTCCCGATGGGATACTGAAACAGGCGGCGAGACTTTTCGGCGGCTGCTGTTGGAAACTCCATCATCCTCTGCGTCGCACCGAAACGTCCGCCCGTTTCATCTCTGCTGTTACGTCTGAACCACACGACCGGCTGGTCCGCGCGCGAGACGGCGAGGAACGGGAGGCTTGTCTCCGCGTTGAAACCTGCTTTCCCGATTGCCTTGTGAATGTTGATGACGCCCAAGCCCTCGCTGAGAGCCTTAAACGTCTGCGTCATCAACTTATCCGCTTCCGAGTGCGAACGCCTTAGCGCCGCCTCGTACTCTTTGAACTTCTCCAGCGCCTCTTCCTTCGGCATGGTGAACACGTCGGCGCTATTCAGGATGCCGAGACCTGGTGTGTCTGTCGTCATTGAAAAACTTCCTTTCGTGTGAATGAATCTACAGCTAAACATCCCTCATCGTGTGTTTGAAGAATGTCTGCTCGAAAGCGCAAGCGGGGCATATCTCACCATTTTGGACACGCTCCATCTGACGCATAAACTCTTCGCCGAACTCTTCGTCGTTGCACTCCAGTTCCACCGCCGCATCAGGATTGAACTCTTCGCCGCAACTCTGACAATTGCTCAGTTTCATGTTTCCCTGCCTCTGTGAAACGCGCATCCTTCGGGTTGACCAACTCGATCATAAACCTTGCCTTGATATTCCCGTGACGCACGTGCTTCGGAAATGCAACGCACAAGTGTTTCGGACTCCACGCGACAAGCGCACCCTCATACGTGATGTGCGGCGTCACGCGCCAGGCGATGATGCGCCCGCGGTCGGATTCGGTGAGCTTGGCGATCTCGATCATCACAGTTCGTCCGGCCAGCGTAGCTGCTCTTCGACACCTACGGGCGGCGTTTCCACCTTAACCATACGAAAGCCGAACCTTTTGCCTAGAGCGGTGATCGTCGCGGCGAACGCTTCCGCCTCGATCATCGTTGTGGGATCGCCGGACATCACGAGCACCGCCTGAATCATCAGTGCCGCTTCTATCGGCACGCCTAACTGCGCACATAATTTGGCGAGTAGTTCAGAAGCCGAGAGCGGCTTATCCCCAAGATCAACATGCAACTCCGGTTCGTCCATCACTCATCCTCCAGCTTCGACGCAGCGCACAAGGCGAACATCACGAACGCGAATAAAATTAGAATCAACAGCGGCTTATCAACAAAATCGAACGGCATCACAAACCTTTCCACCGTCAAACAACGTCAAAGTTCGACCACACTCACCACGAATGGCGATGACTCCGGAGCATCAACCAACCGCCGCCTCCGGCGACCCGCGCGCCGCACCCGACTCCTCATCAGCACGCGCCTTCAGTTTCGCGAGCAGACCCTTGTGCGGGCACTTTGCGACGCCCTTCCCCGCCCCGCCCGGCGACCAGAAGCCCGTCCCGTTGCAATCGTCGCACTGTTTCGGATCGAGCAGCGGCGCTGCTACCGGCGGCATCGGCAACGGCGGGTTTAAGTGCTGCTCGATCTGCCAGTCGTGTATCCCCTTCCAGAGCGCATCATTCACCCACCCGTCGCCCATCCCCTTCGCCCGCGCGCAAGACTGAACCTGTTCGAGCGTGTATTTGGTTTTGAAGCGCGGCTCAACTTCTCTCTCTCTCTCCGGTTCGTCGCCCGTACCTTGCGCATGGCTCGCACGCGGAGAGAGAGAGAGTTCTTGTGTGGTTCTTTCAGAAGGTTCTTGTACTGTTCCTT